TAATAACGAAGTCTTTTCAGGAAATCTTGTAAGTCCTTTTTTCTTAAGGTTGGTAAGCCGTTTTTTATTGGCAGATTTGGATTGTTATAAGTCAGTGTGACAAAACAACATTTCTTCCATGTTTTTGCTTCCATGGTTATTCTTGTTGCCCACATATTCGCATGGTCTAGCCTGCACCCCAGACAATGCCCGCAGGGAATTTCTATTTTTTCTCTGCCTTTGACTTCTCTGAAGGAGAGTTTTTTGAGTGCGTAATAGTCTTTTGCTGGTATATCTAAGTCAGCTTTGGTTTGTTTCCAAGCTGTTATTGGATGAAAGCAGGTCATTTTTATCCTCGTTCATTAACCCGTCAGGGTCGGCACATGTACCCACTTGACCTATATGTGCCGACTGACAGGAATTTTCTTAAAATGACTGTCTAGTGTTCCTAGTCGGTTTTCTAGACAGTTAATAGTTAATTATTGATTTGACTTTCTCTTGTCCCCGTTTTATATTTGTCTAAAAGGAGGGCGTGTTATGAGCATTTATCGTTTTTTTGAACGACTTTGTAATTTTTCTTTTGATTTTTTTATTTTTTATCTTATTGTTTGTTTTCTTGTTTTTTTAGCCGTTCTTATTTTTCTTTAATTTTTGTGAATTTTGAAAGTGCCTAGCTTTTCGAAAAAGCTGTCGTTTTTGTGTGCTTCTCTGTATTTTTTTGCTGAGTTGTAAGCTTTTGTTTTTTTTCTTTTTGCGGCAGCATCTACTGATTTTGAAATAAATGCACCTATTGCATTTGCCGGATTTCTTTCTTCATTTTGTCTTTTTGCGTCGGCATTATTTTTATTTATTTCACTTTCGATTTTTTCTCTGATTTTCGGTGTTTCTTCAGCGTTCTTAGCTGCCTCTGACAACTTCAGAATTCTATCTGCGTCAGTTTGCGTTGTTTGATTTTCGGTATTTTTTAATCCCGTATATGCAGAAATTGCCGCCGGAATAATTTGAGATAATCCCTGCGCTGCAATTTGTCCTGCTGATTTTAGTCCAGACGTGTCGCCTGCTCCGGCTGTGATGCCTCCGCCGCTGTTTGCTCCGTTTCTGGTTGCCAGAATAGGATTAAGTCCTGCCTTTTCCATATCTTCAACCGTCCACTGGTAGGCGTTCTGCATCTTTTCTTTTTCCCAGTCTCTCTGGAACATTGCCATCAATACCTGTTGTTTCCAGCTTGCCCCTGCTGCTTTACTTGCGCTGTTCGCCCCGTAAATACTGCCCGCCAAGCCTAGCGCTCCGCCTGCTACTGCTCCCCATGGTCCTAAAGCACTTCCCGCAGCTGCCCCGCTCGCTGCTCCAGATACTGCATTTGCTGAATTGTTCGCCATTTTTTATCCTTTCATAACATGTTTTAATTTGGTTAATTGAAATTTTATCGATGAGTGGACAATCTCCGTATCTCGTCCACTCTTTGTTTTCTACTGCTTGTTTTACAGATTGGACGAAGTCCCACGCTTTGAGTTTACGGTCGAACTCCGCCCTTATCTGTTCAACAAGTTTTTTCTCGTCGATTTCTTCCATGACTAGAAATGGTCGATCATGCCCGGAACGCGGTTAAGCGGAATTGGTGCTGCAACCGTCTGTTCAACCACAATATCGGCGATAAACTGGTGGTGTTTTGACGAATTCACTGCCAGAGTTCTGTCAATAAATTCTCTTGGTTCGCAAATCCACTCATCAGATAATACGGGAAGAGTTGAATAATCGTCGCCATAATGCCATACGTCTAAGCTTTGCGGCGCTTCTGATAACAATTCTCCAGAAATCATGTTATATTCGTACAAGTATTCTTGCCATGCTTCTTTATAACCAAAAACTTCATTGTCTTGCTCGTTGCCCTGCGCAAAGATTTCATAGTTGTAAATCGGCTGGTTTCCGATATGTGCCAGTGCCGGCCAGTATCTATCCAAACGTCTGGTTCTCGTGTACTGTCTCGGCAATCCCTGCTGGTAAGTATGGTCTGCTCGGACACACAATACACCAATCAGCATATCGTCTTTTGTAAATGACTTTGTAAAGTCTTCGTTTGTAATGGCCGTTACTGATACCGCGCCAGTTTCTCCCAAAGGCGAAGTTTCGTTTGTTGCGCTGTTCTGTAATACCGTTTCAATGTTAATCGGTGTACGAGTTCCACCCAGATATTCCGGTACAAGTAAACTTTCGTCTGATGCAGTTACGCCAAAGTGTCCTTTCAGGATTTCACGGTAACGCGTGCCAAAGCGTGCGTCTTTTTCAAGGATACGTTGTGTTGCGAATGCTAATCGGAGTGCGTTAATCGTCGCTGCCGTTGCCTGCGTTAAGTCTGCCATGCCGACAACGCCTGATTTGGTTGGGTCGTCGGATAGACCGATACCTGCATTATTTAAACCCGTTCCGCCTGCTGTAGTCAAGGCTATTCCAACTGCTTTATTATAAGCATTTTTGTCCATATAAAGGTTGTCATTTGTTGATTGAATTAAGCCATAATATCCCTCGGGATTTTTTGCTGTGTGCGGTCCAATGAGGCCAAGCGTCATATTGTTTCCGTAGATTTTTACCGGTGCCGTTGTGCCTAACGGAGTTGAAATCGCGTTTCCTTTTTGCGGTTCTGGTAGCGCTGAGGTAAAGTAGTCATGAAATTTCTGTACTGGCAATAATCCGCAGCCTGTGTTAATTGTGCCGTCAACATTGAGGTCTGCATCAGTTTTATCAATCTGGATAGGTGCCTGCAGGTTCTGGTCACGGAACCAGTTGTTCCAGATGTCGATAATTGCTGATACAATTATTTTTGAATATTCAAGATTTGCCACGCCCGGTCGTACGCCGAGGTAAGTAGACATGTCGTTGACTGTTGTCGGTCTCGATGCGTTTGTTTTAATTTTCGGCTCTGTGTATTCTACTTCCTGTGTCCAAGCGCCAAGTTCATTTTCGCCGAGCATTGCTCTGAAATGCTCCCAGTACCAAAATTTTGAGCATTTGAACCAATAGGTATCACAGTACATGTTATCCATCACTGGGTCGAGAGGTGTTGACATGCGGATAATCATGCTTGTTTTGTTTTTTATAGTCGTGCCTGGAATAATATCCATGTTTGCATAGAACGGAATTAGGTAGCCTGCGTTAAAGCTGGTTTTATGTGTTTTTGACCTTTGCCACATGCTGCGCGGCGTTTCGATTGTGTCAAGTTCTGCGTATGCTGTTTCGGTATTTCTATCCATTGTTTACCTCACTTTCTACTTTCGGAGTTTCAATTTTCGGAGTTTCTGCTTTTTTTGCTACTTCTTCGGCTTTGATTTTTTCTTCCAGCCATTTTTTGCCGTCTCTCATAAAGACGTTTTTGTCGTTGTTGAAGATTTTTCGCGTTTCAAGCGGCAAGCTGTTAAACATCTGGTCGGCCATCTGCTGCTGCTCTTTTATCTCTCGAAGTCCTTTGAACGTAGTGAAATCTCCATAAACACCCTTGGTGTCCAACATCATTCGGTCAATACAGCCATATTTTTCTAAGGTCGGATAGATTTCTGTGTCTTCCCTTGCTTCTTGAATTTTATCGTAAACGTTAAAAGTCTTGCCCGCTTTTGTGAGCGTAATTTTAGACTTATCGAAAGTCTGAGATTTTCTCTCTCTCCATTTGAATTTTTCAAAATCCATTTTCTGTCTCCTTTAAAAGGTGCCAAGAATTGCCTGACAAACGGCTACCACCCAGCCGCCGATTGCTACAATTTTGTTGAGAATGCTTTTCAGTTTTTCCATGTTTTGTGTCCTTAAAGTTACAGCCTAGTCCCGCCCCGCATAATGCGCGGCGATACGTTAATCTTTCGAGTTGTTTTGGCGGTGCGTGAAAACACTCTCTGGTCGTTAGTTGCCATTTTTTTTTCTCCTTTCTTAAAAAAAAGGACGCGGAATTAATGCGTCCTTGGTTAGTTATGGTTAACTTTTACATTTGCGGCGTTTCTGCCACTTTTTTCAGGTTACTGGCATGTTCGATAAACGTAACTTTGCTTTCGATTGTGCCGGTGTCTTCGTCAAATTCTCCGATGTCGTACAAGTCGAAGTCTTCCGAATGTTCGTAGAGCATGCTGCCCTGTCTGTTTACGGTGTCAGCAAACAATCTGATGGCTGCCGCTCGGTTCGGTGCGACGAATACGCCGCCGAAGTTCATTTTTAAGTCTTTGATTGCAAAAATTTTCTGCATTTTTTTTTTCCTAGTTGGTTGTAATTGTTATTGAAAAGTTGTACTCAATTTTGTTTTCGTCGAAATTGAAGTCTTTGTATGCATCGCTGATTGCTTCGTATAGAATTTTGTCTACTTTTCTCTCGATTTCTTTTTCGATTTTATCTTCTATGACGTTCGCTGTTACGAATACGTTCCCTTTTGCTATCATTTTTTTACTCCCTGTTTGTCCATTTTAATTTTTCTATTTCCCAGCTAAGGAATTTTATTCTTTGTTTGAGGTTTTCGTTTTCTAGTGTTTTTTCTGTTAGTTTGTCTAGAATTTTGTCAATTTCTTTGCTTAAAATTTTCCATGCGATTTTTTTGAGCATTACATTATCTCCGTACAATTAAATAGAAAACGCCATACGTTTTCTGTTTTTGCTTTTCCGAGAACGGTTACTGTATTTTTTTTCATTTTTGGTAATTTTTAAAACTATTGATTCTGTGCAAGCCGGAATAATTTCTGCTAATATTCCGTTTTTTTCTATTAAAATCCGATATTTAGTGAAGATTTTTCTGTGCATTTTCGCCCTCTCTTTTAGGTTGTATAATATATATTATGTATAATTTATAACAAAAGTTATCTTTTTTTTTTGTCCTACGTCCTATTTTATTTTGATAGGACGCCGTCGGACGTTAACGGCGCCCCGTGAGTGAATTTAGTTCATATATTTTTTTTATTGTCAATAAATATTTTTTAAGTTATCCACAGCGGCGGAGCCCGCCAAGAGGCCTAGCCCTGTGGGTAACTTCTTCCTTTTTTTTATATAAATTCATTTCGTTTAAGGAACTTAGCCTTTGATTTTAGGATTTTTTCTTGTTTGTCAAGATAAATTTTCATAATTATATCTTCGTCGGTTTCGTTGCCAAATTTTACTTTGTTGATAATTTCGATTTTTATTTTTTCTGTTTCTTTTTGTTTTTCATATTTAAACCTGTAATACTCTTCAAAATTTTCATCTTCCCACAATTTTTTAAAGTATCTTGGTATTGGTTTTAGTTTAACTTTATCTTTAATTTTTAATAATATTCCTTTGTTTCTTTTGATTTTTTCTTTGTTTTCTTCCCAATATTTTCTTCCGATGCCTACTGCCCGGCTCATTACAATAAACTCCGGTTCAATGATGTGTTTCTGTGGTGCGGTTTTTCTTATAAAATGCCAAAATGGTAGTCCGTTTCTTTCGTCAATTTTAAGTTGACGTTCGTATTCCCCTGTGAATTCTCTTTTTTGTGGTTCCAATCCTGCTTTTTTTTGTACGTAGCGCGCAATATATGCTGCTGTGTTGAAATTTAATTCTTCGACGACGACAAAGCCTTTCCCCCAAATTTTTTGTAAGCTTTTTGATTTGAAACTTGGGTCTTCATGCTTATTTAATTTGTATAGGACTAAGTCATCTGGTTCCCAGTTAAAAATTGCTAGATGGTAGTGTGGTCTTCCTCCTTTTGGTCCGTATTCGCCGCAAGCAAAATATCTGATTGGTTTTTCGTATTCTCCTGTTGCAGGATTAACCCATTCATCTTTGCCTTTGTGGTAATAACGAAGTCTTTTCAGGAAATCTTGTAAGTCCTTTTTTCTTAAGGTTGGTTTACGGCAGGTTTTATTTCGGCACATTCGGCCAT